ATGTCTAATGAGACGTCGACAGATAGCGTGCTATCCGCACGTGAGCTGACCCGCCACTACGAGATCTCTCGCGGGCTGTTCAAACCACACGCCACCGTACGTGCGCTGAACGGCGTGTCTTTCGAACTGGCGGCCGGCGAAACGCTTGCCGTTGTGGGCGAATCCGGCTGCGGCAAATCCACGCTTGCCCGCGCCCTGGTCCTTATCGAGGAGCCAACCTCCGGTTCGCTGCAGATTGCCGGTCAGGAAGTGGCCGGTGCCGACAAGGCGCAGCGCAAGCAGCTTCGCCGAGATGTGCAGATGGTGTTTCAGAATCCCTACGCGTCGTTGAACCCAAGGCAGAAAATCGGTGATCAGTTGGCCGAACCGCTTGTGATCAACACGCAGCTATCACGTAGCGAACGCCGTGAGCGGGTGCAGGCGATGATGCAGCAGGTGGGGTTGCGGCCCGAACACTACCAGCGCTACCCGCATATGTTCTCTGGCGGTCAGCGTCAACGTATCGCCTTGGCGCGTGCGATGATGCTCAATCCCAAGGTATTGATCGCCGACGAACCCACCTCGGCTCTGGACGTGTCGATTCAGGCGCAGGTTCTTAACCTGTTCATGGATCTGCAGGAGCAGTTCAACGCTGGCTATGTGTTCATCTCGCACGACCTGGCCGTGGTCCGCCACGTGGCGGACAAGGTGCTGGTGATGTATTTCGGCAGTCCGATGGAAATGGGCCCTGCCGAGCTGATCTACACGCGTCCCCTGCACCCCTACACGCAGGTGCTGCTATCAGCGACACCCAGTATCCGACCCGACGCGGTGAGGACGAAGATCCGCGTCCGTGGTGAACTGCCCAACCCGCTCGACCCACCAAGCGGTTGTGTCTTTCACACGCGCTGTCCGTATGCCACTGAACGGTGTAGCACGGAAATCCCCGCGTTCCGGCCATTGGATGAGCGCTTGGTGGCCTGCCACTACGCCGAGGAGGTTGGCTCGTCCCCACAACCGCTTCGCTAGCCTGACCAGCCCAGCTCGTTGCGTCTTGAATGCCCAAACAAAAAAGGCCCCGGATTTCGGGGGCCTTTTGGCGGCAATATGGAGCAACAGCTGAGATTCGACTCGTCATCAATTCCGCTGGATGAGGCTAAGCCGGCGCGCAGCTAAATCGCGATCTGTCGTTCTCTCGAGCGCTTGAGCAGTGCAGGACTTAGCGCGGCGACGTCGAGCTCTATCAAGCTGATCAACCCCGCCAGCTGCGCTCGCGTAACCGATACGCCACAAGGGAGCCCGGTCAAGACCAGCGATTCCCCTGTCAGCTCGTCGAGCAACATTGCCTGGATGGTTTGAGGTGAGTCCATCGTGGCGGTGAACAACAACGGTCTGAAGTGTTCCCGCACGAGCGCCAAAGCCTCGGGCTGTCTAATCCGGATCATCTGACAATTCCTTTGTCTGAGCGGAGAGTTTAATAGCCAAGCACACAAACCACTCAGCAAAGAAACGCAAACTGCTTCACGTTTCAGCGGTGAGTCAGATCTTTTGCTCTGTTTAGACGGGACAAGACCAAGCCCGCGCCGATCAGCCGACGCCGTCGGCGGGGTGCATCCAGCGCACCATTGTCTCCACGCCCGTGGAATTATCCGGAATTCAGGCGAAACCGCGGCAGCCCTGGCAGCGGCGTTTTTTACTTCTCTCAGACGGACACGGGAAACGCGTACGTACGCATTCGCCCCTGCAGAAACGCTGAAGGCCCCGAATTAGGGGGCCTTCAGTTTTGAGATATGGCGGAGGAGGTGAGATTCGAACTCGTCGCCGACCCCACGGGACGACGCATAAACCGGGCGTTCAGCTGCGCCGGATGACCATTTGGGAACGTTTTGGGAACACTTTGGGAACATTGCGGGCGCTGGGGCCGCTGAAATCGCGGCCTGTAGGGTGTTTTGGCGGGGAATGGAGCGTTACAAGCCGAGGCGCTGCTCGATGATGCCGGTCATGTCGGTGGCGTCCTGGTTGATCCAGTTGCCATAGTGCCGGAGGATCATAGCCGTCGAGGTGTGCCCCATCTGCGCCGCGATCCAATCGATCGGTACCGCGCAGCTGGTCAGCATCTGGCTTGCGAAGGTATGCCGGCAGTGGTTCGGGCCGCGGTGCCGTACCCCTGCCCGCTTCAAGTGCTGCAGCCACCAGCCGTTGCGCAGATTGTCCGAGGTCGAGTACGCCTCGTTGGTGTGCGAGTTGTGGAAGACGAAGCGCAACTGCTGCTTACGGATCGTCCGGTTGTCCCGATCGGTGACCGCGATCTCAACCTTCGGCAGATCCTTTGTCCGCTTCTCCTGGTCACGCAGCGCCTCGAGCGCCGGTTTCAGCAGTTTCAGTTTGCGAGTCGAGCGGCGCGTCTTGGTCACCTTGTAGGCACTGCGCACCCGGGCCCGCTTGAACGTCACATCGCCCGTCTCCAGGTCGACATCCTCCCAGGCCAACGCGATCGCTTCCGAAACGCGCGGCCCGGTCCAGATCATGAACCTCACTAGGTTGAGTTCCTGCTGCCGATCGGGCGACTCGGCCGCCAGGATGGCGTCAATCTCCTCGCGCGTGAACGGGTCCGGGTCCTCCGCATCAGGCTGGCGGATCACAATGCCCTCGGTTGGGTCATAGGCCGCCTGGTTCTTGGTGCGATACAGCTGAAATACCTGCCGCGTCAGTGCGACCACTTCCCGGACGGTCTTGCTGTGCAGTTTGGGCATGAGCGTCTTCTGCACCCATGCCTGCATTTCTAGGTAATCGATGCTCTCTGCCTGGCGCTCGCCCCACTGCGGCCGGATATGGTTTTTAATGCGGCTTTCATGGCTGCGAATCGCGGACGGCGCGAGCTCGTTACGCTTGATATCCAGGAACAGGTCAAGCCAGTGAGAAAACGTGCCGGACTTTACCCGTACCGACTCTGGAAACCAGCGCGCGTAGACGAAGGTACCGGCCTTGATCTCATGCCGGATGATGGCGGCCTGCCGCTCTGCCCTCTCGAGGTTTCCCGGCGTCGGCTCGCCCGGAAAGGGTTCCTTGCACAGGTCGCCCTCGAATCGAAAATAAACCCGAATCGCCTTACCGCGAATCTCTACTCCGTTTGCCATCTGCGTCCCCACGCCATAGGTGAAGGGGCACTGTACGAGCGCCCCGCTGCCTGCAATAGAAAAAGGCCCGCTGCGGGTCCTCGAATTGGTTGGGCTGATTTCTAGGTGAGCCAGGCCCTGTTGAGTTGCCGCTCACCGGGGCCTTTTTTTTTCAGCGTGCGATCAGCAGGAACAGGTCCGGCAGGTGGTTCGCAGCGGTCAGCAGCGCGGCCAGGCCGCCGCCGATCCAGCCGCTCATGGCCAGCCGGGCGCGGAGGCTGAGGCTGGGTTCGTCATCGTCGTAGTGGTTCATGGCCGTCACCCTCAGCCGTAGATGCCGTAGGTGAACTGGTCCGCATCGCAATCGACCAACACGTTGGCGTTGCCAAAGTAGAGCGAGGCCAACATGCGCTCCCATTTCTCGCGGATATTCAGATGCAGCGAGACCTTCTTATCGTCGAGCTGTGCGTGGTAGACCTCGCCAACCTGGACGTCACGCTCCCACCGTTCCTTGGCCGAGCGCACCTCACCGGACATGCGGATATGCAGGCGATGCTTCAGCGAGTAATCGTTGCGGCTGCTGCGGCTTGAGTACGGGTTGTCCGACTTCCAGTCACTCTCTGGCTGAGGGTCGAAGTAGATGGCCAGCGTGGTGCTGCCATAGGCTTCCTTTTCCTCGAAACGGATCTCGGGAGCCTCCCAGCCATTTTCTGCGGCATCCTCCTTATGGGCTTCAATGAACGCCTCGAGCAGGGCCCTCAGCGAAACCTCTCCGGACACGGCGTCATTTTTCAGAACCTCCTCGATTGACGCGGTCGCCTTGGTCATCAGCGTCTCGGACACCGCAGCGGCCTCCCAACGCTGGCGCAGCGCCTCGGCCACCAGGGCGTTGTAGCGGGTCAGCTCGAACATATCGGAGACGTTCGCAGGCAGGGCCTCCTTCACGGCTTCCTTGATGGCCTGGCCGAAGTTGCCGTAGGAGCGGAACGCGTCGTCGATAACATCCTTGAACATCTTGTCGATACCAGCATCGATCAGCTCGCGCGGGCGATCGGAGGCGGCGTATTCGCTGACGCGCTCGGCGAGCAACTGCTCAAGGGTTTGGTTCTGTTTCACTTGCATGGTGCTTCTCCTTGGGTTTGGGTGTTGCTGACGATCAAGCGTTGCCGCGCTTGGCGTCGGGGTTTTGGAACATCCAGCACTTCACCGTGGGGCAGCGGCCGGACATGGGGTTGCGGGCGTTGAATGCCGCCCGGACGGCGCTGTCCACGGCGCGGTTCTTCTCAATGAATTTGCGGCTGCGGCTGTTGGGCAGGAGGTTGCGCAGCGTGCCGATGTCGGCGAGCTTCTGTTTGTGCTCGGCGGCGCGCTCGCAGAATTCGTTGAGGTTGATGGCGATCTGGTCGGGCTTCTTGCTGTGGTCAACCACCGGATCGTCATTGAGGCCCTGCAGATAATCGAACACCTCCCAGAACTCGGCCACTTCGGTCGGATCGGAGTTGACGGCGTTCTGCCTGGCCACGGCCATAGCAGTCAGCTCGCGCTGGGCGGCGGCGTGCTGGCGATCGGTGAGGTTGACCACCAGGCGCAGCGCGTCGACCAGGGCCAGCAACTGGGCGTGGTTCTTGATGATTCGCTCGATGCGGATCTCTTTCAGCTCGCGCAGCGCCTGCTCATGCACCTTTACCTGCTCGCGGAAGGACTCCATCACCTTCTGCTCGCCCTTCGCCGCCATCAGCAGGAAGTGGCTCACATCCATCGCGCTCAGGTGGTTGAGGTTGTCCGCCGCGGCGCGGCTGGCACTGGTGACGTCCGGCCGCACGAAGTGCAGCTTGACGATACGGGTCAGGATCGCCTCGCTGGCCGCCACGGTGGCGTTCTGGCTGATGACGATCGCGCCGCGGAACGGGGGCTCATAGGTCTCGTTGCCGGCTGTCTTCACGCCGGTTACGCCCAAGGTGCCGCCGTTGAACAGGGGCTTGAGCTCGTCCCAGTCGTAGGCTTTCGCGGCGGTGCGGTCGGTGTCGCTGCGGTCGGCCTCGAGCAGAACCAGCGGCATGCCGGATACCTGCCCCATCCAGCGGCGCAAGCCTGCCTTGGACATTTTCGAGGGGTCTTTCCCCTCCTCGTCTGGCCGGCCCAGCAGCTTCCAGAGGAACATCAGCAAGGTCGACTTACCGGCGCCGGCCTCGCCGGTTACTTCCAGGAACGGAAACGACTGGTACTCCGCGCGGATCTGCTCTGCGAACAGCGAGCCGAACCAATAGGCCAGCGCGACGATGCCCTGGGCCCCGAAGCAGGTCCACAGCCAGTCGAGCCACTCGGTGCGATAACCCTCATCGGTACGGGCGATTTCCAGGCGGATCGACTTCTGCAGCGTCTTCAGGCGCAGCTGCTTGAACTCGAAATAGTCCTCGCTGTTCGCCCTCTCCACCACGCCGCCACGCACGGCCAGGTCGCCGAACACGTAGCAGCCGTGCTCCTTGCTGTAGCCGATGTAATCGATCGTCTTGACGGTTTTGAGCCCGTAGAGCTGAGCCTTCATGATCTTATCGAGCTGGCTGCCGCTGCCGGTGAACACCGCGCCCGCGGCCATACCGAGCAAGCGCTTCTTGAACTCGGCCGCGGCCGCCACCTGGCCACCGGTGAAGGTGTTGCGCACCGTGGGCTCGTCATGCGGGAAATCGACGCGGAAGTAGTACCAGGCCTCGTCCGTCACCTCGTTGCGCTGGAAGTACAGCGCCTTGGGGTAGCAGTTGGCGATCTCGACGACGCAGCCGGCCATGCGCAGCGCTTTGTCGCGGATCTGCTGGCGGGTGAGCAGCTGCTCACCTTGCGAGTCACCGTCCTCTAGGCCTTGCACCGCCTTGTTGAATTTCTCCAGATCGAGCTTGAACCAGTACATCCGGTTGCCGAACCCGAAATGGAATTCGCTGCTTTCGTCCCACTCGTAGATCAGCATCGCCTTTTCGGAGGCGTTATCAGCGATCAGTAGCGCGCCCTGGTGACGGGCTGCTTTGAGGTCCCGTTCGATCTGATCGACGCGCTTGTCCTCGTCCAGGAACATCCAGCGCTGATGCAGATCGTTCCAATCCACCTTGCGATCGCCCTGCGGGATCTGCGCGGCCTCGCAAGTGAAGCCCAGCTCGCGGGCCATCTTTACCCAGCGGCGGGTGTAGCGATGCGCGCCCGGCTCGTTGTCCAGCGCCCAGACCAGCTTCGGCAGCTTCTGCCCCGCGTCCGCACAGGCCTTCGCCAACGCCTTTAGCGACTCGGCCGGAAAGGCGTTGCTGCTCATGGCCGAGACGGCATCGATGCCGTGGTGCAGCAGGGCAATGGCGTCGAAGATGCCTTCGACGATCCACAGCTCGCGCACCTGGAGCAGATCAAGGCTCGGCGGGCACCACCAGTAGCCCTTCACGGATTGGCCCGGGGCGAAGCGCGCTTTCTGCTTGCCGAAGCGGTGCGGCCGGTCAATCAGCCGTTCCCAATAGCCGCCCTTCTCCAGCGGGAAGCGCACCGTGGCCGAGCCGATGGTCTGGTGGCGATCAAAGTAATGCTCTTGGGTGTACCAGCCTGTGATCAGCTCCAGGTGAAAGCCGCGTGCGCCCTGCAGGTAGCTGTCGGCCGTTGCGGTCGGATCCTGCTCGGTGGCCGGCGCGCGCTTGCTCCAGTCATCGAACAGGTCGTCGAACAGCTCCTTCACGTGCCACTGCTGGCCGCATTTGCTCTCGCGGCCGCACTTGATGAACCAGGGCTCGTCATAGCGGCTGAACAGCTCTTTCTTGTTGCAGCTGGGGCACTCGCCCTTGCGCATGTAGTTGGTGCCGGCAATGCGCTTGAGGCCGAACTGCTGCTCGAGGCGGGCGATCACTTCGGTGCGGATGGCGTGGTCCATGGCCTTCATGCATCTGCTCCCCAGAGAATCGTGCGCGACTCTTCCTGCGCGTCACGCCACTGTTCCCAGGTGATCACTTTCGCTTCGGCTAAACCGTCCAGGTGGCCCTGCAAGCCGTACAGCGCGAGATGCTGGTCCTGGTAGGTGGACGCGCGCGTGAGCTGCTCCACTTTCGCTTTGAACAGGAAGTGGATGGGGTCTGCTGCGATAGCGTCGCAGATGGGCATCGGCTTGCTCATGCCGGCACCTCAGCAGCTTTCAATTGCTTCACCAGCTCGCGCGCCGTGCGGTTCAGTCCGGCGATGTGTGGGTGGTCCTGGAGAATTTTCGGACCACGCAAACCCTGGGGCGTGTAGCGGTATTTGTCGTCGTACCAGCACGCCGACATGAGTTGTTCGTACTGGCAAGTAATCCAGCGCAGGTAGGCCTCGGCCTGGCCGGGCTTGAGCCTGATTTGCAGAGTGATGTCACACATAAAGCCACCATTCGGGCGCAACTTTCCCCTACCCGCGCAACGGCGGGCATGGAGACGGGATTCAATTCAGGGGGTGATCAGTTAGCGGCTGCTGCAGCCGGCTGAGCCGTCGGCGGCTGGAGGCGCAACGGCAAGTGGCGGCAAGGGATTAATACCTTCTCGCCGGTGGAGAAACGCAGCAGGGCGACCGTAGCTGAATCGCCCGTGCCGTAATCAATGCCGATCGGCGCTGGCTTATGCTTGCCGTACAGGTCGCTCATCGCCAGATACACCAGCCGATCAGCCATGAACGTGGGCACGTCCAGAGCGTTAACCAGGTAGCTCACTGCGCGGTCAAACAGATGGCCATCGTCAGCCAGGTGCTCGCCCTGGTGGCGTTGCAGGAAGTGCAGCGCGGCCTCCTGCATGGTGGTGCGGTATTCCTGGGCGTTGCCTGCGGTGGTGGTGAGGGTATTCATGCGTTTACGGCCTCCGGTTCCATGTGATCCAGCATGTCGAGTTGATCGGTTTTCTCGCGGCTGTCGCGCAGCGCCTGCATGCGTTGCACCGAGGGCGCAACCGGCAGCCGCACCCTAGGGGCGTCCAGACCGGACGGGCTCAGTTCGTGATCCCATGTCAACGAGCCGCTGTAGGTAGCGCTGCACGCTATCGAGGTGCACTGCGCGTACATCGTCTTGAATGTTGGCGTCTGCGCCTCGCTGTTGCGGATCCGCATGCGGCTCCCGCAGGCTGGGCACAGGCACTTATAACCACCGTTATGGGCAACGCTCACTCATCCTCCCCACCGCCAATCGCGGCTCCGGCCTGGGCCGGTAATCTCTGACGCTCTCGCGCCGACTGCTTTCCTTAGTTCTGCCCCGGCAACCGCGACCGGTGCAGAAGAATCACTGCGTGTACCTCTGAATGCCGTGCTGCCATGTGCTGGCGGTGGGCCTCGAGGATGGCCTTGGCCTCCCCTTCGTCGATCTCCCCGTTGCTCAGCGCTTGGGAAATGATCTTGTCCACTGCACCGCGCTTTACGGCAGTTTTCATGCAGCGTTCATACAGCTCGATGTTGTCCAGCTCGTCCGGGTTGGCGACCGGTACGAACATGCCGCCATACAGCGCAGCGACGTAGTCAGGAAAATGCGTGGTGCCGGTCTCTTGCTCGAGCTGATGAATTTGATCATCGCTCAATGGGCGGCTACCGGCGTTTTCATAGACGTGGTTGTCCAGCTTCTTGATCGGCAGGCCCAGCCGTGCCGCAGCGCACTCGCGCCCGCCTGGGTAGTCGCAGACCACTGCGCTCATCACTTGCCGGCGGCTCTCTAGAACGGTGCGCTTCATCTTCTGGTTTCTCGCTGGGGCCAATGCCATTACTTTGGAATCACGGCGCCGATGTCGGTCGCGCGGCGGCCGTATTCTTCAGATACACCGGCGACCACACCTTCCTTCATGCCAAGCAACACAGCGGCGCGGTGAGCTTCGCCGCGCAAACACTTCTTCTGCCCGTTGAGTACGGCGTAAACGGTCGAGGGAGTCAGATCGTTCTGCTCGGCCCATTCCTTCGCGGACAGGCCGAGTTGGCTGAGGCGGTTGCGCGCGTCGGTGCACGCTTGCTCGCTTGGGTATCCGTTCGGCATAGTTCAACTTCGTGTGGTTTCGTGTGATGACGAGTGCAGATTATTCAACGTGCGTTGAACTGTCAACGCCTATTGGAGTCGTTTTGTTGAAAATCGGCGAAAGGCTGAAGGAAGAGCGTGCGCGGCTGGGCCTCAATCAAGGCGATTTCGCTGCTGTAGCGAAGGTGTCCAAGACAACCCAGTTCAACTATGAGAAGGGCGAGCGTAGCCCTGACGCCGCCTACCTGGAGGCCGTAGCCGCCGCCGGTGTGGACGTGCTCTACGTCCTTACAGGGCGGCGGGGAGCGCTCAGCGAAACCGCGCTTGCCGAAGACGAATCCGCACTACTCAACCATTACCGCGCGATGCCAGAGAGCGATCGCGCCGCCGTGCGGCGCATGACTGCCGCGCTGGCCGAGTCGACCGGACGGTACGTAATCGATTCAGACCAATGAACTCACTCAACGCTGAGTGAACAGGCAAGGAGACGCCCATGACCGCAGCAGCCATCGACCTAGACGACCAGCCCCGCCACTTCGGTGACCGCCTGCTCGAAGAGCGCAAGCGCCTCAATCTGCAGGTGCACGAGCTGGCCCACCTGGCCGGCATGACCGACTACATGCAGAAGCGCTTCGAGAACGGTACTTCAATCATCCCCATCGACTACCTGCAGGCGTTGGCCGCCCGCACTGATGCGGATGTGCTGTACATCATCACCGGCGCCCGTAGCCGCTGACCTGCCCTCATCAAACAAGGAACGTTTCTATGCGCAAAGTCCTACTCGGCCTGCTGCTGGCCAGCCCCCTCGCCCTCGCCGCCCCGCCCAAGCTGATCAGCGCCGAAGACTTCGGCGATGCCTGGCCCTTCATCCCCGAAGAGATGCACCTGCAGTGCCTGCCCGGCAACGCCGTGGTCGTCACCGATCCGGAAACCGGGCGGATGTATGGCGTGAACGGTGCTGCCAGCGGGAAGGCTCGCCAGCTTGGGCTGGATCCGTTGGAGCAGGTGTGGGCTGCTAACGAGAGCAATCCTAGTGCAAGAGTTAGTGTTGAAACCGTGATCGAAGCAGGAATCAAGCTTTGCGGTTGAGTTTGTTCATTGTTTTTAGCCGGGGCAGTCGCCCACTAACCTTTTCGCGAGATAGAAATGACAAACAAAATTGCTTGGCGGGACGACTTAATGTCTCGCGAAAAGAATGCCCAGTTCCTTACCTCATACATTGACGAGTCCGAGCACATCAGCGTCGTTAATATCAATTCGCCTTGGGGCACCGGTAAAACCTTTTTCATTACAAATTGGCGTCTCGATCTTATGCCATCCCGCGCGACGGTCTATTTCAACGCATGGGAGAATGATTACACCGGTGATCCACTGATTTCGCTAGTTGCGAACATAAGAGATCAGTTAGAAAAATGCCTTCCTAGTTCGGTTCCAAATAAACGAAAGTTATCAGAGCTAGCGTCATCTGCAGGCGCCGCAATAGCCGCGACCGCACCAATCGCAATCAAACACATTACGAAAAAATTCACCGGCCTTGACGCCGACGAAATAGCTGAAGCAGGTGCAAATGCCACGTCCGCTGATGGCTTTACCACTGAGAGCCTTTCTAAGTTTGCTGAAGAGCTAATTAAGAACAACAAAAAAAGCAATGAAGCTGTAGCGGATTTTAAAAAGAAGCTCTCGGCACTGGTTCATGAAGCGAAAAAACATAACGCTGACAAACCTGTATATATCTTTATCGACGAGCTAGACAGATGTAGACCTACCTATTCTATCGAGCTGTTAGAGAGGGTGAAGCATTTCTTTGACATACCTAACTGCAAATTTATTATTGCAACAGACACATCCCAACTTGCCCACTCAGTGAACGCCGTATACGGGATGGGGTTTTCGTCCTCTTTATACTTGAAAAGATTTTTTGAACTTACTTACACGTTCCCGAAACAAGGCCTAGATGGCTGGATTAAAGCCCACGTAAAAGATGATGAATACATTAATATCTGCAGCTTAGGTTATCTTTCGCAAAGCCCGTCCAATCGCGGGTATTCTTTTGCTTCACACATATCCCCAGGTCCAGATTGTATTTTCGACTCACAACTAACTGAGCCCCAGTTAACAGTAAAGCTTCTTGCAGAAACTTTCGGAACTGACTTAAGGCAGCTACTGAGAGTTTTACAAGCGCTGTCAGGCACCAGCAAACAGATGGAAGGGAAACCTTACCATTTTTTCTTTGCCGCCTACCTAACATTCATCATGCACCATGAGGAAGAAATTTTTTCGAAGTTAGTAAGCGAAGACTTGGACAAGCTACAGGCGCACTTCAACCAAAAATATCCGAGTCCAGGCTCACTCTATTTTGGAACTGAAATCCTCGAAGTACATGCTTTAGCTAACAAACTGCTCAAGGTTTGGCGAATGCCGCAAGCGGAAGCCCGAAATCTATTTCACTCTAACTCTATTAGTCAAATATCGTACATTGCAAATATGGTGTTAGAAAAGGCCAACCACAAAGAACCGCTTAAGGGCTATTACGAGTTAGTATCGTTAGCGGCCGGAATAGAGTAGTTCCCGCTTTCAGGAGCTTTGCGGAAGTACGAGGGGCGAGAGCCACAGACAAACGCGCGCTGTTAAGATCGAAGTCCATAGCCGTTATGTTGCGCCTAAGATTCTCGCGACTATCGGCCACCGATCATGTATCCAGGAATACTCCTCCGGCGGCGTGCTGGTGACCACATACACGCGCCGCTGATCACCCGCCCCCAGTACCAGGCAGTCCAGCGCGAAGCCTTCCTGCATGTCGAACCAGTGGGACGTCCGATCGGCGTCCTTCTCCATGTAGCGTTGCACCAGGCCGAACGCGCGTAGGGGCTGGTACTTCTCCCAGCCGCCCCGCTCTACCGTCTCCAGCCGTGCCCAGCCGCCTTGCGGGCCTTGGCCGGGCTCTTCGCGGCGTCGGCCCCACCTGACCCAGCCCAGCGCCTCGCCGCCCTCGAGCATCACCGGGAAGGCCGCTTTAGGGCTGGGGAAATAGACCTTGTAGGCCTTCTCGGCGTCTCGCGCTTCTACGCCACCGCACATGGTTGCCTCCGGTCATCGGGCTGCTGTTTCCAATTGACCGCGAGGGGTCTCTTTCGTTTTACTGTATACACATACAGTATTTTACGGAAGTTGCTCTATGACGCTCACTATTCTGGGTCGCGAGGATCGGCTGCGGCACCTGCTGCCGGAAGCCGCGGACCTGCGCATTACGGGCTTTCAGTCGCCCGCCGAGGACGAGAAGGAAGGTTGCCTCTCGCTGGACAGCCTGGTGGGCCTCGGGGCGCCGCAAATCTGGGTAGTGAGGGTCGATGATGACAGCCTGCTGGGCTTTGGCATGTACCCGGGCGATCGCCTGGTGGTGGACCGCTCGGCCCGCTGCGCGCCGGACTGTTACGTGGTGGTCGGGATGGATGGAGAAAGCCAATACCGGGTGCGGCTGCTGACCGAGGATGCCGAGGGGCGCCTGGTACTGAAAGCCGCCCACCGCTTCGCCCAGCCGCTCAACTTGGAGCTCGAGGAGCTGGTCGAGATTTTCGGCATGGTGCGCTGGGTCATCAGCTACGTGGGGCGGTAATGCCGATCTTCGCCCTGATCGACTGCAACGCGTTCTACTGCAGCTGCGAGCGGATTTGCCAGCCGGAGCTCAAGCGCAAACCGGTGGTGGTGCTCTCGAACAACGACGGCTGCGTGATCGCGCGGACCAGCGAGGTAAAGCAGCTCGGCATCCCCATGGGCGCGCCCTTCTTCCAAGTGCGTGACCAGCTCGCCGCCGCCGGGGTGGTGGTGCGCTCGAGCAACTACACGCTGTATGCCGATATCAGTAACCGGGTGATGACGGTGCTGGCCAGCATGCTGCCGGCGATCGAGGTGTATTCGATCGATGAGGCTTGGGGCGACATGAGCGGCGTGCAGGAGGATCTGACCCAGTACGGCAAGCGGATCCGCGCGCGGCTGCTGCAGTGGGTGGGCATGCCGGTAGGCGTTGGCATCAGCACGACGAAGACGCTCGCCAAGTTAGCCAACTGGGCCGCGAAGAAGTGGCCGGCCACTGGCGGCGTGGTGGACCTAACCGATCCGGCCCGGCAGGAGCGGCTACTGCGCATCGCGGCGGTGAGTGAAGTCTGGGGCGTTGGGCGGCGCCTGGCTGCGCGGTTGCGACCGTTGGGTATCGATACGGCATGGGATCTCGCCCAATACGACATCGGCACCCTGCGCAAGACCTTCGGCGTCACCCTGGAGCGAACCGCGCGCGAACTGCGCGGCATCAGCTGCATCGGAATGAACGAAGGCCCTCCACCCAAGCAGGCGATCTGCTCGAGCAAGATGTTTGGCAAAAAGCTGCGAGACCTGGACCCCATCCAGGAAGCGATGGCCACCTACGTCACTCGCGCCGCCGAGAAGCTCCGCCAGCAGCAATCGCTCTGTGGAGCGCTGCAGGTGAGCCTGCAGACGCAGTATCACAACCCAGAGCTGCCCCGGTACGCCAACGGCATCACCTGCCCGCTCGCCACACCCACGGACGACACGCGCGACCTACTAGCCGTCGCCCTGCGCGGCCTGCGACATATCTACCGGCCCGGCTACGCTTACTCGAAATGCGCGGTGCTGCTGATCGACTTGAGCCAGCGCGGCGAGGTGACGCCGGACCTGTTCGCCCCGGCACCGCGGCGCGGAGCGGAACGCTTGATGAGCATCGTAGATCAGATCAACAAGCGCGAGGGTCGCGGCACGGTGCGCCTGGGCCGGGTACCTGCCGAACCGGAATGGGGCATGCGCCGCGACATGAAAAGCCACTGCTACACCACCAACTGGAACGAGCTCATCACCGTTGGAGCGTGATTTTGATCACAGCGGGTGGTGGCACGCGCGGATGTGCTGAGAATTGGTTGTTCTCCGAGCGGTTGGGAGGCGCCATGAAGGCGCCGGGCGCTCGGTAGACGTGTATGGAGTAAACATGTCGAAGAACGAAACGCCAAACGAGAACGACACCATCTACGAACTATTAATGGTGGGAGGGAGTGAGCTGGGATCGGTGCCGGAACTCACCCCAGAGAAACTGCTGAGCTTGATCCTCGATCTCAACAAGACGGATCGGCACTATGCAACCCGGTTGATAATGGCCTTGCACAGCACTTCGCGCTGAGCGGAATCGGCTGGATTTGAAACCGGGAGGCGCCGTTGGCTTTTAGCCTTGCGAAAACTAAACGCTGAACCGGCGCCTTTTTAATTTTCCAGCTCACGAATACTCCTTCGCAAGCCTGTTTACTCTTGCCTGCAGCTTTTGGTCGGAGCCGGCCCCGGCTACTTCGTATTGCTTTCTCCGCCTTGCCAACTCACTGTACCCACCGGTGTGCACGCTTCCTTAGTGGTCCCTAGGGCACTTAGCTCACATATGAGGTTTTGACATGTTGCGCTTTTCGAACCTTTGTCGAACGAGCCTATCGCTGAGTCAGCAATGTCAATCAACTTGCCGGCAGTCGTTTCGGGACTTTTGTAGTTGCTACCGATCTCAGCGAGGTTCCAGCCGTCGGTAAACATGAACTTCAGATCGGCATCGCCCAGGCGGTTCACCACCTTCAACGTGTAGGGTTTCGAGTAGTCGGGAACATATTTGATTTCCGTCTCGTGAGATACAGCGCCGCTGTCACTGATCTTGCAAGTCAGAAATGCCATTGGCTTTGGTGCGTAAAAGACGTACCCCTCGCCTGGCTTCTCTGTGCCACCCTTATAGCCAGACTGACTGATCTCAAATCCTGAACAGCCAGCAAGCGAACAACCGAGCAATATCGCAATTGATATAGTTTTCATTGGGCTTTCCTTGACAATGAAGATTGCCTCAGGACGATAGGTCCCTTCATCAATTCTCGCCAGTCAGCCGCATTTATCCCCCTCTTGATCGCCCGCTCCGCACTGGCCTTGCTCGCGTACCGGTGCAACAGCCGTTTAGGGTTGGCCTGGTCGCCCTCGGTGAGTTTGTGCTGCTTGCCCGTCTTCTCGTCGAGGTACCAGGCAACGATGCCGGTATAGCTGCCCTCCTCGACCAGATCGGGATGTCATCGGCGTCCGGCAGCTTTGATTCGAGCTCGAGGCTACTGGTCGCGGTACCAGGCCAGCTCTCCGATGTAGTATGCGCCCCCCATTTTTGATTGGCGCTCCAGCTCGCATGAACCGCTTTATTTCCGCATTGCTTGCCACATTCTTCCTTGTCTCACACGCCCACGGTGATGCGCCGTCCACCTTCACTGCAGCCAAGGTGATGGCCAAACAGAAGATTTTCTTTGACCAGGCGGTCAGCGATCAGGGCGAGCTCTACTGTGGATGTAAATGGAAATGGACCGGCAAGTCGGGCGGCAGGATCGATCCGGAGTCCTGCGGCTACGAAACTCGAGCACAGCAGACTCGGGCGGATCGGATCGAGTGGGAACATATGGTGCCGGCCTGGATCTTTGGTCATCAGCGCCAGTGCTGGCAGAACGGCGGGCGGAAGAACTGCGTCTCGGGTGACCCAGTATTCCGGGCGATGGAAGCGGACCTCTTCAACCTGTATCCGTCCGTTGGTGAGGTGAACGGTGACCGCAGCAACTATCAATACGGAATGGTGAGCGGCGTCGCTCAACAATACGGAGCCTGCCCTACTCGCGTGGATTTCAAGGAGCGAGCCGCCGAGCCACGCGATGACGTCAAGGGGCTGGTGGCGCGCTCCACCTTCTACATGTACGACCGATACGGGCTGTCCATGTCCAGGCAGCAACAGCAGCTGCTCATGGCCTGGGATAAGCAATACCCAGTGTCAGCTTGGGAGAAAGAATGGAACAGGCGCACCGCCAAGGTGATGGGCCACCCGAATCCGTTCATAACTGGGGATCGGTCATGGAGCCTGGGGCACAAGCCATCCCGCGAGGGAATAGTGAGCGCTGTTCCGGCCCGGGCTGCTGCTGCCCCATCGTCCAAAGCCTCCAGCGGCGGAGCGATCATTGGCAATCGGAACAGCAAGGTCTATCACCTCGCTGCGGGCTGCCCCAGCTACGATAAGGTTTCGCCAAAGAATCAGGTGCCGTTCCGTTCCGAGACCGAAGCCGCAGCCGCTGGCTATCGAAAGGCCGGCAATTGCCGATAATCAGAATCGACATCCGCTGCGGAAGTGCTCTCTCCCACATTGCTACATGCACATCGGGGCATCTTTCCCGCCCCACTCCTCGTCGATCAGCTCCCAGGCCGAGCGCTGCGGTTCCTCTTGCTGGGTCGCTGGCTCGGTCAGGCGTTCTGTAGGCGTTTCCATTCCCGCTCCACGGCGCGCTGGGCGCTGCTCTTTTCGGCATACAGGTGCAGCAGCCGCTTGGGGTTGGCCTGGTCGCCCTCGGTGAGTTTGTGCTGCTTACCGGTCTTCTCATCGCGATACCAGGCAACGATCCCCGTGTAAGTCCCCTCCTCGGCCAGCTCGGCGACGTCGTCGGCGTCCGGCAGTTTTGATTCGAGCTCGAGGCTGGTGGTGTAGGCGTCAGGCGTGAAGCTGTGGCGCACGTTGGCGCCCAGCCAGACGATGGCGGCGATCTCGGCCTTGATGCCGCTGAGGCTGTAGGTCAGCTCGGGAATCAGGTCCGGCCGGCCCTTGGCGAGCACGTAGCTGAGCGTGGCGGTACCGCGCTGCAGCCGGCTCCACTCGGCGCGAGCGGCGCGCAGCGCGGATTGCTGGTCGGTGTAGGAGTGGCGCAGCTCCTTGAGGTTGTCGCCGCCGCCGGCGATGGCCGATTTCTTCTCGGCGCTGTTGACCTCGTAGTAGTACGCCCGCACGCCGCTGTAGCTGTCGCGATCAGCCTGCAGGAAGCGGTGCTGGTCGCCGTCTGCGCGGGTCAGGTTGATATGGGGCAGCGTCGCGCCGCTGGCCGCAACGGATTTGCCGACCGCCATGAACAGCAGCCGATCGGCCTTGATTGCCGCGAAGGCATCGAATTGCTCACCGAGACGTGTGAGCAGGTTGGCGTCCGACTCGTTGGCCTGGTCGATGTGAGCCAGCTCGATGGCGCTCAGCGCTGCGCTGACCACCGCGCCAAGCCCATGGGCGCCGGCGATGGCCTGGACGATCGCGCCCAGCGTCTGGCCGTGCCAGCTGCGCTCCTTCTTCACCTTGAGACCGCCGCGCAGGTCGGCGCTGCGGGCGCGGATACTGAGCAGATCAGGCGCGCCGCTGTGTTCGGTTTCGTCGACCGTGTAGGTGCCCTTGTCGACCAGGCCGGTGTCGCTCCAGCCGAGCCAGAGCCGCAGCGTGGCGCTGTGCGGCGGAATGGCGATAAGCCCGTCATGGTCGGACAGGTTGACGGTGAGCTGGTCCGCTTCGATGCCGCGGTTATCGGTGAGCTCGATGCCGACCAGGCGTTTCTCGATCGCAGCGGTGATGTCCTGCCCGTTGACCACCAGCCGGCAGATCGGCTGTGGGTAGGCGGTGGCGTCGCGGTAGGCCGCGCCGGCTTTGCTCAGGTAGCCCGCGGCCTGGCTCAGTACCTGGTCGATCACAGCAGCCCCCGCAGAATGTCGCCCGCCGTGCTGACAGCGCTGCCGAGCAGATCGACACGGCCATCATCGATGCGGGCGAGCTTGAGGGTGAACTCGATGCGCCGCGCGGCGCCGTCGCGGAAGAACAGTGTGCGCGTCTCGGTCAGCGACTCGATCACCCACACGCCGTAGATGCGCCCGGTGCCCTCCACCAATGGCCAAGCTTTGCCGGTGTCGGCCATGTACCGCAGCGTGTCGAGGCTAAGCGTGGTGCCGGCCAGCGCGGGCAAAAGCACGCCCGGTAGCGTGATGATGTCGTCGCCCTTGCCGGTGAACTGCCGCGCCGGGTTGGTGCCGATGCGCGAGGTGCTGCCGTGGCGCCAGTCGGTCTGGCGCTGGAATTCCTGGTAGGCCAGCGTCTCCAGCGAGAAGACGAACATGCCGAGGGCCATCATCATGAGCGGTGTTCCTTCTTAATCGAAAATGGCGGCACGGGCGCGGGCCAGCTTGTTGCGCTCGCGCTCGTCGAGGGCGCGGTTGATCTGCTGGGCGATGTCCGGCCCCGCCCCGCCCTGCACGATGATGGTGATGGTGTCGCCCTGGATGGTGATCGCACCCGCCGACGATGCGCCGGCAGCCAACGGTGGGTGCCGATCGAAGCTGATGGCCGCGCCGTCTGTGGTGAGCTTTTTGGCAGTGCCCGCCAGCTGCTTGAGCGCACCGCCCTCACCCGCTTGCAAACCCTGCTCGAGGCCGGCCATGGTGTGGCCACCCAGCTCGGCGAACACTCGCGACGGCGAGTGGATGCCGAGCAGACCCTTGAAGGTGGTGATCACGCTGTCTGCCGCGCCGGAAATCGTGGCGGTCAGCCGGGGGAACATGCTGGTGAAGCCGTTGATCAGCCCCTTGATCATATTGCCGCCGAACTCACTGAACTTGCCCGGCAGGTCTACGCCCAGGTAGCTCATCACACCCGAGAAAGCGCGGTAGAGCAGACCGAGCGGGCTGAAGTTGAGCAGCAGCTCGCCAATGCCGGCGAGCCCACCGCTGAACCCTTCTTTGACCTCCGCCCACAAGCCAAGGAAGTACGGCCCAACGCGGTCCCAGTTGGCGTAGATCAGCCCAGCGGCCAGGGCGAGCCCCGTCACCAGTGCCAGAACGGGGTTGGCGATCGCTGCAGCCGCGACCAGGCGCAAGCCGGTGGCCACCAGCGGCAGCGCCCTCTTGCCCAGATTGGTGAGGGTGGTCGCCACGCCCAGGCCGTTGATGCCGAACAGCATCATGCCGTAGCGGACCATGGCGAACGGACCGAGGATACTGGCCATTGCCAGAGTGAGCCCGCCCATGCCGGCCATCAGCAGGCCGACACCTGCCGCCGTCTTGACCAGGTTGCTGGCCAGCCTGGGGTTCTCCGCGACCCAGCTCTTCACGCCGCCGACGATGCCGGTGATCGTCTGCGCGATGTCACGCATGGGGCCGTTCTGTTGCTCCTGGAGCTGAATGCCGAGGTCATCCCAGGCGCTACCCAGCGCATCGAGGTCGCCGCGCATGTTGTCGGCCATAGTCTTGGCCGTTGCGCTGGCTTCGCCTTCAGTGTGGCGCAGGGTACTGACAAACTGCTGCAGCGCCCCGCTGCCCGCCTGGGCCACCAGCACCTGCATGCCTGCTACCGCCTCCTCCCCGGCGATCGCTTTGAGCAAGCCCGCGCGATCAGCGTCGCCAAGGGTCTTGGTTTTCTCGTAGATCTCCTGCAGCACGGTGGGCATGTCGCGCAGGTTGCCGTCTGCATCCTTAGCGCTGATGCCAAGCGTGTCCAGCGCCTTGGCCGCTGCCTTGGGTGGCGCGGACAGCCGGTTGAGAATGGCGCGCAGCGCGGTACCGCCCATGCTGCCCTGTATGCCCGCGTCGCCCAGCTTGCCGGCCATTGCGGCGACGGTTTCGATGTCTTGCCCTACCGATGCTGCCACCGGCGCGGCGTATTTCATCGTCTCGCCGAGCATCTGCAGGTTGGTGTTGGACCGGGTGAACGCGCCGACCAGGACGTCACCCAGGCGCCCGGTTTCGGAGGCCTGCAGGTTAAAGCCGGTGAGGATGTTGGAAGCGATGTCCGCCGTCTCGGCCAAGCCGCTGTCGCCCGCCTTGGCAAGGTCGAGCATGCCGGGCATGGCCGCCTGGATGGCCTTGGGGTCGAAGCCGGCCATTCCGAGAAAGCCCTGCGCATCAGAGGCGTCGATCGCAGTGAACTGGGTGCTCGCGCCAAGCTGGCGTGCCTGTTCGCGCAGGGCCTTCAGCTCGGACGAATCTTTACTGAGCCGGGTCAGCGACTGAACCTTGCTCTGGCTCGCGTCAAAGTCCATTCCCGGCGCCAACAGCCGCGCGCCGGCGTAGAGGATGCCGCCACCGGTGGCCAACCCACCGGCCCCCGCGCCCGCCATACTGCCGGCGAGCTGCTGCGAGCGCTCGTATTCAGCCTTGGCTTTGCCGAGCTGCTTTTGCTGGGCGGTGAGCCGCTTGAGCCGCGTTTCCTGCTGGGCCAGGGTCTGGTTGGTCTGGGTGACTTTGTTGCGCAGGTCGCGCTCGTGCTGGCCGAGGTTACGGGTGCTGATGCCCGCCTCGTTGAGTTTGCCGCGCAAGCCCTGGAGCTCGCGCTGCTGCTCGCTGTGCTTCTGCTTGAGGGCTTGGCCTTGGCGCGCAGCGCGCTGGAATTCATTGGTCAGTGCCTTGGTGGGGCTGGCGGTGTTGGCCAGCTCGCGAGACAACTGCCTGAGCTTGTCGCGGTTGGCCTGGAGCGCCGCGCCGGTGCTCTCGCTCTCGCCCTTCAAGGCGCGGAAGCTGGAAACATCCTTCTGCTGGGCCTGTAGCCCTTTCAGCTCGGTGCGGGTCTCCTTGAGGGCACGGCCCAGGCCGACGGCACCGGTCATCACGGTGCGCATCGGCCGGGTGGCGTTGTCCAGGGCCTTGAGGTTGACCTTAAGGTTTAGATCCCGCTGCGCCATGCGTCCGCTCCCATCGTTCTCGGGCGCGGTCGCGCCAGTCCATCAATTCATACAGGGGCATGGCGTTCATCTGCTCTGGACCCCAGTGGAACACCAGGGCGATGTCCGCCATTACGTCATCTACGCAGCGGGGGATTCCGCTGCCCCCTTCTTCTGCAAAAAAACCGCTACGGCATCCGCGCAGAGCACCAGGTCGGCCACGTCCAAGGCGGCAGTCTCCTGCTCGGTCAACGTAGGCTGGCTAATGCGCGGCACCAGCCGAATGGTGGAATTGACGTCACCGTTGAGTAGGTCGACGAGCTTGAGGCCGCGCAGCTCGCCGGCGGCGGGTTTACGCAGGGTGATTTCGGTGATGGTCGTCTCGCCGCGTTTGATCGGCTGCTCGAGCACGATCGGGTCGCTGTAGGTGGGCTTGCTCATGGGGTGGCTCCTTGGATTGCGAAAAAAACACCGGCGCGGAGGCCGGCGCCGGAATTACAGGCCGATGGCCTTGCGGTGTTCGGCGAGGCGATCCTCACCGTTGACGATGAACACGAAGTTGAGCAGGTCGATCTCGATCTCCACGTTGCCGCCCACGCTGAGCTTGTAATAGCTGCAGGTGGTGGTGATGGAGTGCTCGGTGTCTTCACCGGACTCGGCATCGCCGAAGTCGATCTCTTCATGCCGGCCGCGGGCAACCACCTCGACGGCGGTGACCGCGCCGGTGTCGTCCTGCTGCACGGAACCGGCCCAGCGCAGCATCACACCGTCAGCCTGCACGGCGCCGAACTGGCGCAGCATGGTTAGGTCCCAGCCGCCGAGCGTCCATTCGATCTGGATGCCGTCGTCGCTGTGGCCGAGGTCAACCTTGACCGGGCCGTCCATGCCAGCACCGCGGAAGCTCTCCAGCTTGCGGCCGAGGGTTGGCAAGGTGACGGACTTGCACTGCCCAACGTAGCTGCCGCCATCGTTGTACAGATTCATTTGCTTGAGTTTCTTGGGCAGGGCCATGGCTGGGCTCTCCTACGGCGCGGCCGGAGCCGCGCGGATCAATGGGGTTAGGCGGAGGTCACGCTGGCCGCGAAGTCGACCAAGTAGCGGTCGGTGATGCGCTGGCGGAGCATGAGGTTCTCGAGCGGCGGGACGGGCGTGTAGTCGTAGTCCAGATACAGCTTGCCGGCCTTGAGGGTGTCCTTGTCGTTGGCGGCCGGGTCGAACCAGCACTCGCCGTCGATGATGTAGCCGTTGCGCTTGAGCTCGCGGAACTTGGCGTTGATGCCTTCGACAATGTCGCGCACCAGGCTGCCGTGCATGGGCTTGTCCACCGCCCAGAAGTGCGCCTCGGCCATGGTGTCTGCCAGCACCTGGGCGGTGCGGGTGTAGTTCTCGAAGGCGAAGAGCGGATCCTCTGTGCAAGTGCGCGAGCCCCAGAAGCGGAAGCCGTCACGGCGGATCAGCGTGGTGACCTCGTCGGCGTTCAGCAGGCCGGCGTCGGTGGCAGGGTTCTGCAGGTCCCAGTAGATATCTTTCGACAGGCCCGTCACGCCGTTGACCGTTACGTTGGAGAGCGTCTTATGCCAGCCAACCTGCTCGTCCAGCTTGGCGCGAAGGCCCAGGGCGCGAGCCACGGCGCTGGCCGGTACGTTGGCGCTGGTCGCAGTGTCCCAGTTGATGAAGTCCGGCCAGATCAGCATGAGCTCACGGGCGCCGAAGCCTGCACGGTAGGCGATGGCCTCGGAGACAGTGGCGCAGTCCCAGGCGCTGGCGTAGGCAAAGGCGCGCAGCTGCTGAGCGATCGCCACCAGCTCAGTGGTGACTGGCAGCGAGTCGAGCCCCGGAACGCCGAGGATGCGCGGACGCACGCCCAGCTGAGCCTCAGCGGCGAGCAGTGCTTTCATGCCGGTGTACTGGCCGTCAGCGGTCACGCCGCCGATGAGCTTGGTGGTGAGGTCGGCTTGCTGTGCGGTTTCGTCTGCGCCTTCGCCATCAGCCACGCGCACCACAACGGTGACGGGTGAGGCCTGGTCGGCGATGGCATCGAGACTGCGGGCCAAGGTGCCCAGCGTGCCGGCTTTGCCGGAAGCAGTGAGCACATCGGTGAGCAGCACGGGTTTGTTCAGGGGGAAGGCAGTGGCGTCGGCATCGCTGGCGGTGCAGACCATGCCCACCACGGCGGTGGCGATTGTGCGGATGGGACGTGTGCCCTCGTTGATCTCGAGGACGCGGACGCCGTGATGGTAATCGGTGGCCATTGGGCAGCTCCTGGTGGGCGTGGTGCCAGTTCAGTGAGCCTTGATCGTGACGCGCGCGCGCAAGAGCCGCGAGCAGCGGGCCGTGTAGCGGCGAGTGTTACAGCGCGCAGGTACAATTGCGCATCTAAAGGAGAAACCAAGATGCTGAAGAAATGCCTCATGACGCTCGGTACAGCATTGGTAATTGCTGCGGCTTTCATTGCACTAGGAAGCGCTAATGAAAACCCGATGCTTGGCTTCGGTCTGTCGCTAACCCTTACAGCAGGCCTAGTGACGATCGGACTTACGACCATGAGCAAGTTAGCTGCAATGCGCGTCCAGTTTGAGCCCACCGCAGCGCCTGAAAACAAGCAGTCGAGCCACTTCACGCACATCCATCGGATGCAGGGTGTCGATATCCAAAAGTCGGAGACGTTTAGATTGCTCCAAGACGTGTCCGCTTCGGTCGACGAGATTAAAGAGAAAGTCTCCAGCTTGGAATTCAGCAACCAAGTGATGAAGACTCACCTACGCATTTGTTTTGACAATATCCGCTATCACGAAGCAGTAACCCTTCCCCAGGCTCTTGCTTCGTCGTGGGGCGGCACGGTTATAAGCACCGTTGTCGGCTTGGTAGGAGCCGTGATCGCCGCTTTTCCTCAAGCTGCTTTTCAGTACGCTCGATCCGCTAACGCTCTGCTGCAAACGCTGATCTAACCCACCCGGTCCAGGTAACTGGACCGGTTAATAAGCGCCAATCTAAAGCTGGGCGTTACCCACGCCGGCCACTGCTGCCTGGATGGCGGCGATGGTTTCGGCGGCAGTATCCTGAGCCTGTTGCGTATCGCCCGCTTCCATCGCCTGGCGAACGAGCTCCTTGGCCAGCAGGCGCGTTTCGCGGATCTGGTACAGCGCCTCGGTGTAGGCCGCGGCCTCGGCGAGGATGTCGTCTGCCGCCTGCTGCGCGGTGCGGCCGTTGATGGCCCAGGCGGTGACGGTGCGGGGCACGTTGTCCGCTGGGTAGCCGGCGGACTTGAACTGGGCCGCTTCGGCTGCTGCACGCTCGTATTCGATTGTTCTGGTTGGGTCACCGACCACAGCTGCGCGGGCGGCGTCGGCTGCCTTGTCTATGCGCTGGCAGAGCTGATCCGTTGATGGTGGGAGGACTGGCGGATCAACGGCCACCGGGTGACCGGTGGCATCTGCCTGGATTAATTTTCCAGCTGCCTGCAGATTCCTCAGTGCTAGATGATCGGTTTCGCTGATTTCGACGCATTCAAGCCCCGAGGGCTCCATTCCAGGCAGGTAAAAGCCGCCGGTTGATGGGCAGTAGATTATTGGATTCATGATTACTTCCCCATTCCTAGCACGAAAATCTCGCGCGAACTAGCAACCGTTGTCCCAATGTCCTGCCGGTTGATGACCACGCTGGTCTGCGTTAAAGCTCGAAACTGAGCAGCTACTCCATCCTGCTCCCGACTGGCCGCAGTCAGAACGCCGCCGGCCAAGGCGTAGCACGCCTCTGGCCAAGCCAATGGCCAAGTGAAGCTTGTTTCAGTATCAGCGCTCAGAGTTGCCCTTCCATATTGAAACAGCGCACCGCCAAGCCACGTTGGAAACAACAAGTAGCCGCTTGCAGCGGTGAAGCTCATGGCGAAGCCAAGGCGTAGCTTCTTGGGTGTGACGATCGTCGCGTCATCAGTGCCGGCATTGACCTGTGTTTGGGTCGCGACTTTCGCTACACCAAGTACCGTTTCCGTCGCCTGAACGACCTTCTTGGCAATGGCCTGAAAGACTCTAAGCGGACTCATCCAGAGCGAGGTTGAGGTGCCGGTTTCTGCAGCAACCTGATCGGCGTGATCGTCAGAGATGACAACCTTGGCCCAGGGCGTCCAGGTCGTGCCATTCATGCCGCGCCAGTACATTTGCCCCGCGGAGGTCGGTGTGCCGTATGGCTCAGCGAATTGCTGCAAGGCACCGCCCGAAGCTGTCGGCGTGATGCGCACGTATGTGCGGCAGTAGAAGTGCAGCGCCGGGCCGGGGCCATCAGGGTTATTGCCCATGATCAGCCTACGGTGAAGCCCCTCTCCCACAAGCGTGTTCCAGCTTACTTCGGCCGCCTCAGTCTCTAGGCCAATCTTGCAGCCCAGCGCGTCGGTGATGCCGTAGCCCGCGAGCGTTGTCGGGTTCGTCCCACCAGTCACTCGCCCTCGCTTGTCTACCGTCACGCTTCGGTAGGTCCCGGCTGCTACACCGCTCGGGCCTGTTGCGATTTCGAAGATCAGCGATGTCGTGCCCAGGCCGATTGGGAAGTCAGTAACCAGTTGCCAGACACTGTCGCCGTTGACAGCACCTCGCTCCACGGGCACCAACATGCCGGGTGTCACCTCGAGCGAGGCGTCTGCATCGGCAGCGCGCGACCAGGCGCCCGAGGCGGCCACGTAGATGCCGTTTTGTGAGCCAGTCGCCTGGTTCTTAACCAGAACCCGGTCGCCCGCGGCCAACGCGACACCGTCGATGGTTTGCAATCCGCTGAGCGTGATGGGCGCCGTGGTTGCGACGCGGACCGATTGCTTGCTGTCCAGCTTCGCCAACTCGGTGGCAACCGTTGTCACGACGAAATCGCGGGTTGCTAGGACGACGGATGGGTCAATTTTCAATTGCACGGCAGCCGTGCTGCTGACGATCAGCACCATGCGCAGCACTTGGGTTCGACCAGAACCTTCGGACATCTGCGGCTTGTAGCTTGGCGGGCAGTTACTGACGGCGATCAAGTCGCCAGCGGCGTCATAAAGACCCATCTCGCGGATCCACCATCCGCCGGTGGTTTCCGGGATCACCAGCTCGGCAATCACCTGGCTGGCGTTGGCAGGATCTGTCTGCAGCGTATTCAGATCGGCTCGGTACTGCTCAGCGACCAACGTAGTCTGGTCGCGATTGGGGGTCGGCAGGACGCCGTTGCCATCACCAACTGCCATGCGGCTGATCTGTAATGGAGTGCCGAGAGCCGTAGCATTGGCCAGCTTGGCCTCGCCCACGGCGGTCAGGATTGCGTAGTAGGTCTGGCTCATGGGTAGACGCTCAGTGTGTCGATGGAGTGATCAGCACCGCCGAACAGCAGCGACTGGCTACTGACCTCGATCGGGCCGGGGGCGTAGGGGTAAACGGTGAGGGTTTCGCCATCCATTGCCGCGGCGGCGATATAGATAGTCCCGCGCGTCTCCAGACCGATGGCCAGGCCCACCAGATGGCGGCTGACGGGCTTGGCGTCGTCGATGAGCCAGGTCAGTTCCTGGTACATGACCTCGGTGATGCCGGTATCGAGCACGCCGACCAATAGGCGGAAGGTGCCGGGTACACCTAGCGGGGCTTCCTCCCACCACTCGCGGATTTCGATCAGGTAGCCGAGGGGCTCTACCACACGGCGAAGTGCGCCGATGGTCCCCTTGTGGGCGTGGATGAAGTACGCGGCGCGGATGGCATCGCGCTTGGCTCGCTCGGGCCAGGCGCTGGACCAGCGATCAACGGAATAGGCCCAGGCGAGGTATGGCAACAGCTCGGCTGGGCATGTGTCCGGATTCCAGAGGTCACGCAGCGGCACGGGTACGCGCTGCAGCTGGGCGAGCGCCTCGGCGGCCAGGCGTTCCAGCTCGGTGGCGTTGGGTGGTAGCAGGCTGAGGCTCGCCATCAGGACTCCGCCACCGTGACGGTGAAGCCAGTGCAGTACGGCGCCTGGGTTTCGGTGGCGACCACGTCAACCCAGCCGGGCAGCTCGACTCGCTTGACGCCCTCGATGTGCAGGGCGGCGTCCAGGGCTGAGCGGTTGACCTCCTGCGCCAGGCGGCGGCGCTGGCTGACCAGGGCGAGCCCGCGGGCCTCGGCGGCGGCGCGGATCGGCTCAGCCTCGGGGCCGACGGTGTTGAGGCAGAGCACGGCGTTGACGCTGTAGGGCAGCACCTCCGCGCCCTGAACGGTGAGGCGGTCGGCGACAGGGCGGCGGTCCTCGTCGCTGAGGTAGGCATCCACCGCGGCGAGCAGGTCGGCATCGGCGCTGCCGTCGCCCAGGGCGCTCTGCACCGTGACGACGACCTCGGCCGGGCTGGGGCTGATGCAAGAGGCGTCCGCCACGCGGCCATCGGCGCTGCGGGCGTGGTAGATGTAGGCGTTGCGCGGGCCGGCGGTGCTCAGCCCCTCCATGGCCATCTGGATGCGTTCGCGCAGGGGCTCGTCCTGTTCCATCACAGCCGCTACTGGCGGCACGGCGCTGGGGTTGGCCGGGGTGACGATCAGGCGGGCCACGTTGAAGCGTGCGCCGATCTGTTCCAGGTCAGCACGCTTGGCGAACGGCAGCAGCACGGCGAGCGCGGCCTCGTTGACCCGCTGGAGCCAGAGGGTTTCGCGGTAGGCGCTCTCCTGCAGCAGCTTGGTCAGCGGTTCGGATTCCAACTCCAGGGTGGCGGCGATCTGAGCCTGCTTTTCCGCCGGCCACAGGCTGACGGCGTAGGCTTTCCGTTCGGCGAAGATCTGCTCGAAATCGATCTGCTCGATCACGTCCGGCGTGGGCAGCTGGGCGAGGTCGATGGGTGTGAAGGTGGTCATGCTGCGGCTCCCAAGGCGAGCGGCACGCGCAAGCTAAGCGGCTCGTTGCTGTCGGTGCGGGTGCCTTCCAGATCGAGCACGGCTTGGCCGGGCGCATCGCCGAGGCTGAGCTGCACGCGGCTCAAGCGGATGCGCGGCTCCCAGCGCATCAGGGCCATGGCCGTGGCGGCATAGGCCTGCAGGCGGGTGGCGTCGTTAAACGGGGCGTCGATCAGGTCCGGCAGCTGGCTGCCGTATTCGCGGCGCATCACGCGTGAGCCGATCGGCGTGGTGAGGATGTCGGCGATCGACTGCTGCAGGTGCGCGGCATCGCTGAGTGTGCGGCCGGTAGTGGCTGACATACCGATCATTGCGGGGCTCCAGTGATGCCGCCGCTGTCGCCGGGGTGCTTGTGGGTGACCAGACTGATGCCTGCTGCGATCACGTCATCGCTGACCGTTACCAGCCCGGTGATGGTGACATCGCCCAGAATGGTGACGCCGCCGGTCGCGGTGATCTTCGCCTTGCCACCATCAGGTAGCGTGGCGGTGAGCGTGTGGCTGTCGTGGTCGTAATCGATAACAGCCCCGTCCGGGTATGTCCGGCGGCGCACGTTGGCGCTGTTCGCCGGGGCCGGACGTTGCTGTGAGTAGAGCCCGACCAGGGCAATGCCCTGAGACGGTTCGCCGCTAGGGCTGAAAAGGATGCATTGCTCGCCGACGGTTGGCGGATCCCAGTCGAGGCTGCTGCCGGCGCGCAGGGCGAGCCATGGCACATTGGGGATGGTGAGGCCACCGGTAGCGACCGTGCAGCGCGCAGCCTGGTGGTCCACCGCGGCGATGATGCCGAGGCGGATCAGGTTGTCGAGGCGGCGAGTCAGGTCAGAAATGTTCATGGGCCCATGCTGGCGGTCGCGCGCGCGCGGCGCATTCGCTGGGCTGTGTAGCGGTGGGCGTTACAGGGTCAGGGGACCAGGTGCTCGAGCAGGCGGTCGCGGATCAACTCCACATCCGAAGAACTGAATCCTAAAAGTTCGCGGCGGGCGTATTGGGTATCCTGCGTTTCTCGACCGGGTTTGTCGCGCAGGCCGTACTGGTGAATGCGGGCGATGCGTGACACGCGGCCGGCGAAGCCGATGGCAATTCTCGAGGCATCGCTCTGCAGCCGCAGGTAACGGACGGTGCGCAGTTTGGCGAACATTTTGCGCTGCTTGATGCGGCCCGCTTTGGCGCGCAGCGGCTGGCGGGGCTTGCGCGGGGCGAAGGGCGTGCCGTCCGGGTTTTTCTGTGCGGCGATGCGCTGCTGCTGGCTGCGGCGCAGGTCGCGGGCAACGGCTTGGGTGACTTTGCGGCGCTCTGCCGGCTGCAGGCGATTGAGCAGCGCGCCGGCCCAGTCTTCGAGCGCCTGCAGGTCATCAGCCATTGGCGCCCCACTCGGCGAGCAGCTCGCCGTCGCTGGTCTCTACGCGCATTGCCGGTACAAGGAACAGTTCGTCATCGACCACGGGCTCAGCCGGGTGGCTGACCTGCAGCGTGCCATCGGCCTGGCGCTTGACGATTACGCGCTCGGTGAGCGGCAGCGTGATGGACAGGTCCACCTTGCTGTTGTCGAGGATGTCCGCCTCGAACTTAATGGCGTCCCTGCCCTTCTCCAGGTTCTCCATCAGCTCACGCTGGTTGACCAGCACCCAGGCGAACAGAGGAATGGCCACTGCATCCGGATGGCCGGCGAAATCGGTGAGGATGATGTTGAGCGTGTAGCTGTACTCAAACGACAGGCCCGGTGCGGCGGTGCTGCGCATGCTGCCGTTGTCGACGAAGGTCAAAAGGCGATCCGGGTTGCGCTTGAGCTCGGGCACTGCGGCCACCAGGTGGGCGCGGAGGGATTCGGGCTTGTTCATGGCTGGGCGCCCCGCTGGTTGTGGTCAACCACCAGATCGACCTTGGCCGCACACTCGGCCCAGGCGCTCATGAGGTAATCGCTGTCATCGCTGAGCTCGCCGTTACTGGCCGGCGCTGCCGGGTTGAGCGTGCAGCGCGTCACGACTGGACAGCCACTGACGGTAACCTGCGGCTCCGGTGATGGTGGGACGTTGGTGCAGGCGGCGAGCAGCATCAGGCAGAGGCTGATCAGCCCAGCTTTGCAGAGGTGGGTCATGGCGTTGGCGTTCCTTCTTCTTGAGCTGATCGGTGGCGTGGGCTTGATGCAGGTCGCTGGTGGTCTGCTGCAGTGAGAGCTGGTCGGCGCGCTGCGTGGCGACCTCGCCACCGAGGCGGACGATGGTTGCGGCCTGCCGCTCGTTGCGCTGCTCGAGCGTTTGCTGGCGTTCGGTGGCCAGATCCGCCCTGGCGGATTCAGCGTCGATACGTTGGGCCTGAAAGTTGAGGGCAACGGCCATGGCGATGAATACGGCTGCGATGGCGAGCCAGACTTTCCAGCTGTTCATTGGCGGTACCAGCCGGCGAGGTTCATGGCGGCTTCATCCATCTGGCGAACCTCGCCGATCAGCACCAGGCAGCGCACGCCCGGTACCGCGACGTGCAATGCCTCGGCGAACTGCTCTGCCAGCTGCGGCGACGTGTCGGCCGGCAGCTCGAACACATCGCCATCCTGGGGGCTGTGCTTGCGGATCTGCTCGTGGTCGATCATGCGGCCTGCTCCTGGCCGTGTTCGCCAGCGAACCGCGCATAGGCTCGGGCGAGCTTCACGTCGTAGAGGTTCTTGGCGTAGGCCGGGCCGTTGTAGCGCTTGGCGAACTCGGCCCACTTCTTACCCTTCAGCGCCTTGTGCAGTGCCGGGTCGGTTTCGATAAAGCAGACGAAGGCGTCGAGCTGGGCGGCCTCGCTGAGCGCCATGGTGTCGGCGAAGTGCTGCGCGTCCAGGTAGCCGAGGCGCTCCCAGTGGTAGCCCATGATCTGGAACAGCCCCCAGCTGGCCGATTCCAGCGCCGATGCGGTGTGGATCTGCTTGGCCTGTGCAAGGCGCTGATGCTCGACGGTGCCACCGGCGTAGCCACCGGTGCGGCGGTTGACCAGGGCGGGATACTGCGCGGCGCGCTGGTCGGCCTCGGCTTCGGTCAAACCGTTGGCCTGCAGGCGCTCGAACATGACGTGCCGTTCGAAGAGGATCACCGGGCGACCGTTGCTGGCGAACCCTTCGCCGCGGCTTTCCACCTGGTTGACGGCCATGACACTGGCCAGCGGGACGCCGAGACGGTTGGCGGCCTGTTGCAGGTCTTTGCGCTTGAGCAGCCGGGAGATATCGGCGCCGGCCAGAGCGGCGAGGGTCTTGGACCCAGCCACGCCATCGTCAACCAGGCCGACCTTGAGTTGGTAGGCGCGCACGGCGGCTTCGGTGATTTCGCCGTAGTCGCCATCGACCTCCAGCGCTGCGCCGAGGTGGTTGAGTTGTGTTTGGAGTTGGCGAACGGCCAGGCCGCGCGAACCGTTACGGAGTGCGGTCATAGCTGGTCTGCCTTCTTGATGATCACTCTCTTCGCCGCGGCGCGGCTGGCTTCGACGCCGAATAGGCCGACCATGCAGGCGAGGAATACCCCAGCCTCCTGGGGCGCGCCGATCAACGCGGGGCCGTAGGACACGCCGATGCCGAGCAGCCCGCAAAGCGGCGCCTCGAGCGCGAGCTGACGCAACTTGCCGCCGCTGTAAATGATCCGCCACACGGCGATGAGCATGGCGAGCGCGCCGGCGTAGAGGGCCGGAAAGTTGGCTTCCAACCAGGCGGCGAGCCACGCCCAGGTTTCCGGTCTGTCAGGCATGTGCTTCATTCCGCTGTCCAAGGTTGAGTGTGTGGATGTGCCGGACTACTTCGCCAAGCAGAGCCGGGCTGTACCGCTGCGGGAGCGGATAGCCCAGCCCGGCGGCGCAGAATTCACTGCAGAACATCCGGCGTTTGTTGTCGATGGTGATGGGGAGGATCTGGCTGCCGAGCAGGCCCAGCCAGTCATAGCCGCGGCCCTGGTTGGCACTGAACAGCTGCTCGATGCGCGTGGCGTCGGCCCAGGGCACCGGTATCAGGTCCCAGTGGGCAAGGTCGAGCTCGATGCGTTTGGCGCGCACGCCGCCGTCCATGGCCGAGGCGGACAACCAGCGGCCGTCCGGCATGACCAGCTCGCAGTGGCTGTAGATCGAGCGCGTCCACAGGCGAATCAAGCGGTTGAACAGCGTGCCTTTGCCCTTGTAGAGCGCGAGGTAGATCAATCCCATAGGTTCACCATTTGGCGTTGTTCGGCTCGCACGGCCTGTTCCGGCAGCTCGATCAGCGTGCCGTGAGGGATGACCGGGCCGAGGTCGGCCAGGCCGGGGTTGGCATCGAGAACTTGCTCGACTACGCCGGCGGTGCGGCCGTAGTGCCGCCAGCAGATGGCGTCCACGGTGTCGCCTTGCTGGGCGCGGAGGCTGGCCATCAGATCAGCTCCACGGTGGTGTGCACGCGGCCGAGGATGCTGCGCATCGCCCAGCGGGCGTCGCGACGGTATTCGTCGGCGGTGGGTGTGAGTGCTTCGGCGCGCTCGGCACCGTCGCCGGTGGCACTGTAATCGCGGTAGCGCTCGGCCAGCTCGGCGCCGGCGCTGCAGTAGATGGCGCGGCGGTAAAGGTGCAGCAGCTGGCTTTCGCCCTGGATCTGCTTGGCCGGTACGCTGGCCAGGTCGGCATGCCCTTCGGCTTGGCGCTGGGCTTGGTAGTCGGCGAGCTCGCGGTTGACTTCGATCACCGCGTTGACGGCTGCGACTTCCAGGCGGGCATCGGTGATGCTGCCGTCGAGGCGCAGGGATTCGCGCATGTGCTGGCCGTCCAGGTCAGGAAACCAGCCATCGTTGGTGATGGGGTGCGGCGCTTGGCTGCCCCCTGATGCGATGAATGCGCTCATGAATTCTTCCCTAGTTCGGCGGTGGTCGGGGCGTCACAGCAAGGCAAGGAGAAAACTGCTGATCAGCCCCGAGCCGCCGAGTGCGTGGGGGACGCTCAGTTAGCGGGTGGCTCGCCGGTACCGGGTTCGGTTGGCTTGCTTTCCGCATGCTTCTTGAGGAGGCGATCGACGCGCTCCAGATCCTTTTTGCCGCCGCAACTGCCGTGCAGGTCGATGGCCTTGGCCAGTTGCGCCTTGGCTTGCTCGAGCAACTCGCCGTCCAGCTGCTGCTCGTCGACCATGCCCAGCATCGCCTTGCCTGTTGCCAGGTGCAGCTTGGCGCGGGCTTCATCGGGCATGTCATGCGCGGCGGTGATGGTTTGGGCCTGCTCGAGCACGTACAGCGGGAAGTAGCCGCCGGCCTTCTGCACTTTGAGCGCACCGTTGGCCACTTCCTCGGCCAGCAGGCAACCGGTGGTGCGGGCGAAGCGATCAGGCATCTTCAGGTTGTGCTTGAGCACATAAGCACCGATATCGAGCGCATTGGCGAAGTAACCCGCATCGATGTACCAGACCATGAGGGTGGTAAGCACGTCGTCCTGGGCGCCGTTGCCGGCGGCCAACACACCTTCGATGTAGGGCGCGTAGGCAGGGATCAACGTGCGCTTGAGCTCGGCCTTGCCCTGCTCCGACTGCACCTGCTTGAGGCGCAGTCTGTCCTGGTTGAGTTGCAGCAGCTGCTGTTCGTAGGCGGTAGCCCCGGCCATCGAAATGGCCGGGGCTACCACAGCAGCCTGCAAGGCTGCGCGTTTGCGCAGCTGGTTGCGCTGGGCTGGACTGAGCATGACTTACACCGCCTCGATGTTTTCAACCAGGGCGACCAGACCGAAGTCTTCGATCACGTAGGCATCATTGCTCGACTGATAGTCGGCGATGCGGTCGTATTCCGGCTCGTCCTTCACATGACGGCGCCGAGCGCCTTCCTGGAAGTAGATCGAGAGGTTCGACAGGGTCGTGACCAGCACGGTACCGGCCGGGAAGAACGGCGCATCAACGATCGGCAGACCACCGAGGCGAGCCTTTGTGACGATCTGGTCCGCTGCGTTTTCTTCCTGGTTGGAAGCGGCGCCCTTCTCTACTGCGGCGAGCAGCTTGTCGTGCAGTAGATCGCGGGAAACCATGACCACCAGGTTGGGGTGGTTGCGGTGCCACGGGTCGAGCATCTGCACGGCGTCGAATACCACGCCGTCCAGGGTTTTGTAGTCGCCGGCGGCGCCAATTGTGACCTTGCCAGACGCTTCGACGACTTCGTCGAGGACGCGGTCAGCTGCACCGGCGCGGATCTTTTGCAGCCAACCGACGTTGACATCCTGCAGGAGCTGGTTGGCAGCGATATCGGTGGCGGCTGCGGCACTGGTGCCGTTGAAGCCGATCATGATGCGGTCCAGCGCCTGACGCTCGGTGATGGAGCCAGACAGGCGTACCTGGAAGTCCGGAAACTTAGCCCAGGCATCGATCAGGGCGTAAGGGAACGCGCTGTCGAAGTTGGTCTGCTTGCAGCTGTAGCTGTCCTTTGTCAGGGCGCTACGGTCGGCCGGGTTACGGCGTCCGCCGTTTTTGGTGTTAGTACGGCTGGCGATCGGGCCGTTGACGCCCAATAGCAGCGCTTCGCCTTCTTGCTGCTCAACACCGATGACATTAACGCGCTTCAGCAGGCCGCTGGCCTCCTGGATTGCGCTTTCCAGCTTCTGCTGGACCGTCGGGGTGACGTTGAATTTCTCGGTGGCGTTGTCGACGCCGTTGAGCTTGGCCACCTGCTGCAGGTAGCCGTTGAACAATTTGCGGGTTTCGTTACGCATGAGGAGCTCCGGCGTCGGTCAGTAAGTGGTGAGGATTTGCTGGCCGCTGCCTGAAACCGGCGGGCGCTGCTGTTGGCTGTGGTCCTGGGTGGTGCCGAGCTTGGTTTCGAGCTCGGTGACCTTGGCCTCTAGCGCGGTGAACTTCTCGTCCAGGGCGGTGGCTTCGGTGCTGTACGCGTCCAGACTGGCCTGTTGCTTCTCGGCAAACTCGACCAGAGCGGTGACTGCATCGCCCACCTCACCGAACTGGGTTTCGGTTTCCTTGCTCTTGGCGAACAGCGACTTGACGCGAGCGGCGAGATCCTTGAAGGCACTGGGCTGCTCGGTGACCTCATCGAACTGGAGCTCGACTTCTTCGGCAGCGGTGAACAGGTTGTCCGGATGCTGTTTGCGGTTGGTCAGGGTGCCGTGCTTGGCGCTGAATTCCAGGGCTTCGGTACCCAGGCTGGCGGGGCTGTCGGTGATGGCCAGGCCGATGAGGTAAGCCTTGCCGGTGTCGGCGAACTTGGGCTGAACCTCCATCGAGGTGTAGACCTTCTGGCGCTTCTTGTTCAGGGCCAGCAGCGCGTCGTTAGGCTCGATCTGGGCGTAGAGCGCGAGCTTCTGCTCGCCGTTGATCTCGACTTCTTCAGCCTTGACTGCCAGCACGTCGCCATAGGCGCCGAATGGGGTATCGGGTGCGATGCCTTTGATGTGTTCGCAGTTGATCCGAGCGCCGTAGGTGGCCGGGTTGTATTGGGCGGCCATGTCTTCGATCCAGCTGCGCTCAATGTTGCGGCCGTCGGTGGTCGCGCCTTCAACGGCAACGCGGAACCACTTGGAGCGGAATTTCTTGGTGTCGGTCTTGCCGGCCATGCGGTCTGTCCTCAGTCGGTAGCTGCTGGGTGCAGTTGCTGTGAAGGCATGGTCGGCAACGCGAGCGGTGCGGGCAATCTGCCTGCTGTGTAGGGGAAACAGGTACATGGCGCGGCGCTAACACGCCTCACGCGTGCGCGACACCATCTGCGCCATGAACGCACCGACCGAACTCCCCGCCCAACGTGATAACCGCCGCCAGGCCAAGTTTTTGTACTGGACGGGCTGGCGTATCACCGATATCGCCGATTACCTGGATGAGAAGGAAAAAACCGTCCACAGCTGGAAGGCGCGGGACGAGTGGGACCGGGCGGACAACGTCGAGCGGATCGGCGGCGCGCTGGAGGCGCGGCTGGTTCAGCTGATCCTGAAGGACGGCAAGAGCGGCGGCGACTTCAAGGAGATCGACCTGCTGCACCGCCAGCTGGAGCGGCAGGCACGGATCCAGCGCTTCCAGGGTGGTGGCACGGAAACGGAGCTGAACCCGAACCTGGCCAAGCGCAACGAAGGGCCGAAGGCAAAGCCCAAGCGCAACGAGTTTGCAGAGGAACATATCGAGCAGCTCGAGGAGGCGTTCCGCGATGGCTGTTTCGGCTATCAGCTGGACTGGTACCGGGCGGGCAATCAGCGGACCCGCGCAATTCTCAAGTCACGCCAGATCGGGGCGACTTACTACTTCGCCCGCGAGGCGCTGCTCGATGCGCTGGTGACGGGGCGCAATCAGATCTTTCTGTCCGCTTCGAAGAACCAGGCGCACATTTTCAAGGCGTATATCCAGGCGTTCGCTCGCGAGGTGTGCCAGGTCGAGCTGACCGGCGACCCAATCATCCTGGCCAACGGCGCCGAGCTGCACTTCCTCGGGACCAACGCGCGCACGGCGCAGGGGTACCACGGCAACTTCTACTTCGATGAATTCTTCTGGACCTTCAAGTTCAACGAGCTGAACAAGGTCGCCAGCGGCATGGCGATGCAGAAGCAGTATCGCCGGACGTACTTTTCAACGCCGAGCTCGATGGCGCACGAAGCCTATTCGTTCTGGACGGGGGAGCGGTTCAACAAGGGCAAGCCGGCGGCGCAGCGGATCCAGCTGGATGTGACGCACGATGCGCTGCAGCAGGGCCGGCTGTGCGAGGACCGGATCTGGCGCCAGATCGTGACCATCCTGGATGCCGAACAACGCGGCTGCGAGCTATTCGACATCGAGGAGCTGCGCCAGGAGTACAGCGCCGAGGCCTACGCGAACCTGCTGATGTGTCAGTTCGTCGATGACGGCGCGTCGATTTTCCCGCTCAACATCCTGCAGCCCTGCATGGTGGACAGCTGGATCGAGTGGAACGAGGACTACAAGCCCTTCGCCGATCGGCCTTTCGGTGATCGCCAGGTGTGGGTGGGCTATGACCCGGCCGAGACCGGCGACAGCGCCGGCCTGATCGTGGTGGCGCCGCCGCTGGTACCGGGCGGCAAGTTCCGCGTGCTTGAGCGCCATCAGTTCCGCGGGATGGACTTCGCCGCCCAGGCCGAGGCGATCCGCCGGGTGACGCTGCGCTATTGGGTGACCTACATCGGCATCGATATGACCGGCATGGGGTCGGGCGTGGCGCAGCTGGTGAAACAGTTCTTCCCCAACCTGACCACCTTCAGTTACTCGCCCGAGGTGAAAACCCGCCTGGTGCTGAAGGCCTACGACGTGATCCACAAGGGCCGGCTGGAATTCGACGCCGGCTGGACTGACCTCGCTTCCTCGCTGATGGCCATCCGCAAAACCACCACGGCCAGCGGCCGGCAGATGACGTACACGGCCGGGCGCACCGATGACACCGGGCACGCTGATCTGGCCTGGGCGCTGTTCCATGCCCTGCACAACGAGCCGCTCGAGGGCATGACCGCCCAGAACACCGGATTTATGGAGAGTTACTGATGACTACTGAGATTGCCGCACCTGCACAGGGTATTGAGGCCTTCACCTTCGGCGATCCGATGCCGGTACTCGATGGCCGCGAGCTGCTCGATTATTTGGAGTGCTGGCTGAACGGCCGCTGGTACGAGCCGCCGCTGTCGCTGGATGGGCTGGCGAAGTCGACCAGGGCGAGCGTATTCCTGCAGAGCGGGCTGAACTTCAAGCGCAACATGCTCGAGCGGACCTTCATTCCGCACAAGCTGCTGAGCCGGCAGGCGTTCGGCCAGTTCGCCCTGGACTGGTTGTGGTGTGGCAATGCGTATCTGGAGCGGCGCCAGAACATGCTTGGCCAAGCGCTGAGCCTGCAGCCGACTCTGGCGAAATACATGCGCCGGGGTGCCGATCTGGAGACCTATTATCAGGTGCGCGGTTGGCGCGATGAACATGAATTTGCTGCCGGCACGATCTGCCATCTGCGCGAGGCGGATATCAACCAGGAGGTGTACGGGCTGCCGGAATGGTTGTCGGCATTGCAGTCGGCGCTGCTCAACGAGTCGGCCACCCTCTTCCGCCGACGCTACTACCAGAACGGCTCACACGCCGGATTCATCATGTACATGACCGACGCGGCGCAGAAGGAAGAGGACATCGACGATCTGCGTAAAGCGCTGAAGTCTGCCAAGGGGCCGGGCAACTTCCGCAACCTGTTTGTGTATGCGCCAGGCGGAAAGAAGGAAGGCATCCAGCTAATACCGGTCAGCGAGGTGGCGGCGAAGGATGAGTTCGGTTCGATCAAGAACATCAGCCGTGACGACCTGCTCGCCGCGCTCCGGATTCCGCCCCAGCTGATGGGCATCGTGCCGCAGAACGCCGGTGGCTTCGGCTCGCTGCGAGAGGCCGCCGAGGTGTGGGCGGTCAACGAGCTCGAGCCGATCCAGGCGAGGTTGGCTCAGGTGAATGAGTGGGTTGGGGAAGAGGTGGTGCGGTTCAGGGAGTTTGAGTTGCCTACCAGAGCGTGATAGTACCGGCAGTACGATGGGTACCGCAGCCAGATGTCTGCCAGCTCATTCCACGAAAACACCCGGCGCAATTTGAACGCCATTTTCATGGATCATCAACTGCTCGCGAAGCCTCTGCTGAACCTGAGGGTTGGTGGTATTGCTTGCGATCCATTCACGAACGCCACAGCAAACCTCTCTGCAAAACGCTGTTACGTTCAGATGAAGAACCTCGTCAACTTTGACTCTGTGTGACCCAGTCCCTTTGAACGAAAATCTGGACACGGCCTTACGAGCCTGCTGTCTAGTTACGTCCTCGTTCCCCTCGTGCAAATAGGCGCAGCGCAGCGCGTAGCAATCGCTTCCTGATAGGAAAGTGAAACCACGGCCAAAAAAGTCGTTCTGGTAATGCTTCAGCATGTACTGATCGAACCAAGCCTCATATCGCTTTCGACTTCTCATGCCTGGGTCCTCTAGCCATCCACAAATGTCCGGCAACGTAAGAGCCATAGCAAGCGCGGAATACCAGTTCTGGTTGGACAGACTCAACTCGATCGCTTCGACATACTTTTCCAT